CACAAACTTTCATACACTAAACCGGAGGATCCAAATGGCAAGTAAAGTAAAGCCGACCGATGTAACTGGTCGCTCACGTGAAGCGCAGATTGCAGACAACATGGATGCAATTAACGAACGCGCAGGACAAATGTCAATGGCAACAGCAACTTCTCAAGCAAAGCTTGATGAGCCAATTGATGCCACTGTTCCAGATCGTCAGACAATAATCGTAGACGAAGCTATTACAGTAGGTTCAACTAACGAGACTTCTGAGATTCGCGTTATTGAAGATGTGGAAAACATGACACTTGGCGCAGGAAACAATTACACTTTTAAAGCAGGACAGAAGTACATTGTTTCTAAGGCAGTAGCTCAACACCTTCGTGAAAAGGGCTACTTAGCTGGCGTTCTATAACCAGTAACTAATCGGAGCGGCGGATCCTTGTTGGGTCCGCTTCTTCGTTTGTAGAGATTTTTAACTAGAAAACTGCGACCATTTAGTCGTACGTTAGGAGCTATAAGTGGCTGTTCTTTCAGATCTTGTTTCTAGGGTTCGCCTAGAGCTAGGTGATATGCCTAAACAATTTACCTCCACTTTTACAGGTGACGGAACAACTAAAGATTTTGACACAAAGATTAAGCCTCTTGAAGACACCACTCTTGTTGTTACATCAAACAGCGTAGCCCAGCTTCAACCGACTAACTACACAGTTGAAAAAGACCTAGGGGTATTCCACTTTGTAACAGCCCCATCTAGCGGGCACGCAATTAGAATTACTGGAACCTCGTACCGCTATTTTACTGACGCGGATATCACTCAATTTATAAATACAGCCTCTGAACAGCATACGCATGAGCGTACAGATGGCTTTGGTACACAAATGACTCTGGCTATGCTTCCAGCAGTTGAAGAGTACCCACTAGCAATCTTGGCAACGGTTGAGGCTCTATGGGCTCTTGCAACTGACGCAGCATTTGATATCGACATTCAGGCTCCAGATGGCGTGATGATCCCCCGCTCTGAGCGCTACCGTCAGCTCACACAGATTATTCAACAGCGCATGGAGCAGTACAAGCAGCTATCTTCTGCTTTGAACATCGGCCTATGGCGTATCGAGATGGGCACGCTTCGCCGTGTTAGCCGTCTTACCAACAAGCTCGTCCCTATATACCTTGCACAGGAGATTGATGACTCCCGCAAACCAGAGCGCGTCTACATCCAGAACGACCTTAATGGTCGCAAGCCAGCGCCAAGCTACGCGGGTGTATACGACATTGCTTTGTATCAAGGTGACTCTTGGTCAGGTGAGTTTGACTTCCCATTTGATGTCACCAACCTCACCTTTAAAGCACAGATCCGAACCTATCCAAACGCGCCAGCACTATACGGAACTTTTGATGTTGCTAAGTTTGATGCAATTAACGGTCGTATCCGTCTTACCCTTGACCCGTCAGCTACTAAGTACCTACCCGCCCGAGCTTTTTGGGATCTTCAGGCAACAAGTGATAGCGACCTTACCTTTGAACAGACCTACGTTAGAGGTCAAGTATTTGTTACTCAACAGGTAACATTGGATTAACATGACTGTAATTCCAGTAAACGGACAGGTTGTTGTTCAGGTAACCCCGCAAAACGGCCCTGTTGTAAATGTAAACAAAATCACTGTTGGGGGCATAAACCAACCCGCAGTCGCGTATCATCATACGCAGGGTGTTTCTTCGGCAACTTGGGTGATAACCCATAATCTGGGATGGTACCCAAACGTTACTATTGTGGACTCAAGCGGATCCGTTGTAGAGGGCGACATCCTCTACGTAACAAACACTTCGCTTACCATAACTTTTAGCGGGGCATTCAGTGGGAATGCGTATCTTTCATGAGGAGAAAGTAAATGGCACGTAAGTTTTTAACTTCAATAGATTTAAATAAGAATGAGCTTCAAAACGCTCGTATTCAAAACTTAGCGGCCGATCCCTTAAGCCCAGTACTTGGTCAGGTTTACTTCAACACAGTTGCTAATGAAATGCGTATCTTTAACGGTACGATATTTGAAGCGATCGGCCTTAACGGTGTAACAGCAGATGCCGCGGAAATTAACATCCTTGATGGCGCTACCCTTACAACCACAGAGCTTAACTATGTAGATGGTGTTACCTCTAGTATCCAGACTCAGATCGATACTAAGTCCCCATCTAACAACCCAACTTTCACAGGCACAGTCACACTTGACACTGGTGTCGATCTTGTATTTGAAGGCGCCACCGCCAACGCATTTGAGCTTACCCTTACTTCTGGTGATCCAACCGCGGACCGCACGGTTACCCTTCCTGACCTAACCACAACCCTTGTCGGCCGCGACACAGTCGATACGCTTACAAATAAGACCATCACTTCTCCAACAGTATCTGGCCTGTACCTTTCTGACCTTAGCATTGTAGTTGAAGGTTCAACTACTGACGGGTTTGAGACAACTCTTTCTTTCGTAGACCCAACTGCTGACCAAACAATTTATGTACCAAACGCAAGCGGTACTCTAGCTCGCCTTGAAGACAAGCTCCATAACTTTGCTCTTGCAACTTCTGCTGTTGACCTTAACAACCAGAAGATTACAAATCTTACAGACCCAACTAACCCACAAGATGCTGCTAACAAGCGCTACGTGGATGCAGCAGTTGTTGGTATTGACTGGAAGCCTTCAGTTCGTGCAGCAACTACAGCGGCAGTAACACTTGCAACAGCTCTTGAAAATGGAGACACTCTTGACGGAGTGACTCTTGCTACAGGAAACCGCGTACTCGTTAAGAACCAGGCAGACGCAACAGAGAACGGCCTATATGTAGTAGCCGCATCTGGCGCACCTGCTCGCTCATCTGACGCAGATACAGCAGCAGAAATCACAGCTTCTTTTGCAGTATTTGTAGAAGAAGGAACTGTAAACGCTGACTCTGGCTGGACGCTTACAAACAACGGCGCTGTAACAGTAGGCACAACAGCACTATCTTTCACACAGTTTACTGGCCTTGGTCAGATTACAGCTGGTGCTGGTCTTACAAAGACTGCTAATACACTTGATGTAATTGGCGGAGACGGCATTACTGTAAACGCTGACAGCGTAGTAATTGATCGAGCTGTAGTAGTAACTAAGTACGCTACTAACGTAGGTAATGGGTCCTCCACATCGTACGTAGTCACTCACGGGTTAAACACTCGGGATGTAGTTGTAAGCCTTTATGACAACTCTTCTCCGTACGCCGAAGTTATTACTGATGTTGAGCACACAAGCACAACTACAATTACTCTCTACTTTACAACCGCACCAACAACAAATCAATACCGGGTAGTAGTCAACGGGTAATTAAACACTTACGGTGTATACTTGGCTATTCGGGTCGGAAAACATAAAAGATTGAGGAGGGGTAAGTGAGTCGTAAAACCTTATCCCCCGCAAATCTACAGTATTTATCTTCAGCTCCCTCAGGGCCAACGCTCCAAATAGGCGATGTTTATTACGACACTTCCCTTAATACTATACGCGTCTATACCGGAAGCGTTTGGATCGCGGCAGATACCAACGCGGCGTTATTAAATACCGCCAATACCTTTACAGGTGGCGTTCAACAAATCACAACTGCAAGCGCGGCAACTGTTGGTTTAATCGTAAAAGGCGCAGCATCACAAACTGCAAATCTTCAGGAGTGGCAGGATTCAACAGGCGCGGTAGCAACTAAAATTGATTCTATTGGTGGAATAACATTTACGGCTGGCGGTAATAACACCAGCATAAGCGGACAGTATGGCGGACTTACAATAAGAAATACCACCACCGCAGCCGCTCTAAATACATCAGCCCATATTCATACTGGCTATGCAGGTGGAATTGGGGTAATAATTCGTGGTAGTGCCTCCCAAACTGCAAACCTACAGGAGTGGCAGAACTCTGCTGGAACTGTGCTTGCATCTATATCCCCAACAGGTAAATTAACCTCTGCAGTTGATGCAAGTATTAATGGGATTACTGTCGGAATGGGTTTAGGTTCCATATCCACCAATACCGCTATCGGCCTTGCCGCATTAGGCTCCAATACAACAGGTAGTAGCAATACAGCATTAGGTGACCACGCTGGAACAAGCAATACTTCAACTGTTGATAATACTTACATTGGCAGGAATGCTGGTTATTATTCTTACGGCAACAGGAATGTATTTGTTGGTTCAGGGTCTGCTTACAACGGCGGTGGTGGTAACAATAACACTTATCTTGGAACCTTAACTGGTTTTGGCAACAATTACTCTGGTGCTGTATTCATTGGATATAGTGCTGGTCAAAATACAACTGGTGATAATCAACTTGTTATAGCAAATACAAACACCGCTACTCCACTTATCGGTGGAGATTTTTCTGTTAAGACATTATCATTTGCTGGTAACGCAACTATAACTTCACAGGCTGCGGGAACAGCAGCATTAACTTTAGTTGCAGCAGCAAGTCAAACTGCAAACCTTCAAGAATGGCAAAATAGTGCTGGGACTGTGTTGGCGAAGGTTCAGTCAAATGGTGTAATTGATACTTCTCAGTATCTAAATATGAATACTGTTGGAAATGCTGGAATTGCTGTCGGCGGGTTATACCGAATTCTTTTTGCAACTTCAGGTGTAGCAACCCAAATTAATTCTACTGGCGCTAGCAATGTTGTTGCAGTAATCAAAGGCGCA